GTCTTCGGTCAGCGGCGCGGGGTCGCCGGGCGCGATTTGCAGCGGCGTGCCTGCCATCTTGCCTTTCACGACAGTCGAAAAGCGTTCGGCGCCGCGCATCTTCATGGCCTGTTCGATGGCCATCATCCGCTCTGCAGTAGCGAGCCGGGTGTCGGCCGCGCGCTGCTCGGCGTCGGCAGCAGCCTGCGTCTTCATCTGCTGGTCGAGCGCATCCGAACCGGCCTTCGCGCCCGCCTGGATCCCCTTGCCGATCGCATTGGCCCAGTTAGCCATTGGCGCCCCCAATGGCCGCGTCGAGCATGCCGCCCTGAGGCGGTGCATCCTGCGCGCCTGGTGCTGGCGCCTGCTCGCCGCCGGCCGGCTTGAAGCGCTCGATGACGCCATTGACCGCCAGTTCGACGGCCTGGCCCAGCACCTCCTTGGTCGCTTCCGGGTCTTGCGACTCCTGCAGGAACTGGAACGCGCGCAGCGTCAGCACCAGCGTCGCCGGCACCATCAATTGCGGTGGGATGGTCTTGTTCGACTGCTGCCACAGCATGTACATCAATTTGATGGTGCCGTTAGAGAGGCGCTGCGCCAGCGGGCCGGGCTGCTCCAGTTCGTCGAGCATGAGCTTGTGGCTCGATTTGTCGAACATGATGCGCATGCCAGACAGGACAATCTTGTCGAAGACCGGCTGCAGGTTGGCCGGGATATCCTTGCGCGCGGTGGCGACGATCTGGTCGACATCGACGGCGCCGTTGTCGGCCGCCGGTGTTGCTTGCGGAGTTTTTTCCATGATGGTGTCCTTGTTTTAGGCAGTACGGCCCGAGCCCCACAGGGCGCGGCGCTTGGCGGTTTCCGCCTGCTGTCTCGCCAACTCGGCATTCGCTTTTTCCTGCGGCGAAGACGACAGGTTGCCGGCGACGCCGCCGACGGTATCGAGCATGCCCTTGGCCAGGACCGGGTTCTTCTGCGCCCAGGTGCCGACCTTCGACAGCATCGAGGGGTTGGCGGCATTGCTGACGGCGCCTGCGTTCTGACCGGCGGTCGTTGCCGCTGCGTCGAATGCATTGCCGGCGGCGTTCGATGCCGTGAGCGTGCTGGTGGTGTCGGCAAGCTTCCCGGCCGCACCGAGCGCGCCAGTGGGCGCCTGCGGGGCGACAGAGTCGAGCAGGCCGAGATTGTTGGCCGCGCTGCTCGCGCCGGCGCTGCTGCCGGTCGTGCCCATGCTGGCCATGTCGAGCATGCCGCCGCCGGCGCCGCCCGCCGCTTCTGCTGCGGTGCCGGCCGCGCTGACGGCATCGGCCGTCGTTGCAGCTGCAGCATCGGCAATGCCCGACGTGGCGACACCAGCCGCCGCATCGGCCGCCGCGCTGCCGGCCGCTTCGCCCGCTGCTGCCGCTCCAGCGCCTGCGCCAGCTGCGGAGGTGGCCAGCGAGGCAACGCCGCCAGCCAGGCCGATGATGCCGCCGATCTTGGCCAGCTTGGCGTTACCGGTGACGGTGCCAACGACGGTCAGCGCGGCGCCGACCATCGTGGCGCCGGCTGCGACCATGCCGACAAGCGTGCTGGCCGCGGCTAATGCGGTGGCGCCAGCGGCGAACGAGCCGGCGGCGAGTGCTACAACGGCGACTGGCATGGTGTGGTTCCTTTCTGGTAGGGCAGCTCGGTGGCGACCCAAAATGAATAATTCGCATCGGACCAGCTGCGGACAAAGCCGAGGGCCAATCGCAGCTTGTGGTTTGTTTCTGTGACCGGCACGCGCGTGGTGACGTAGCCGAATTTATCGAGGACGGGTGCGATCGCGTCGATGATGTTCCGGCGCGACATCGCGCGCCGCTCGCTGATCGACAGCATGTGCAATTCGGGGCCGCGCGTGATCACGAAGCCGACGTCTACGCCGGCGCGCTGCGCTGTCTGGATCGTCCACCCATCAAGGCAGGACGGATCGGCGCCGAGCGTGCGCAGGTAGGCCGCGAGTCGCTTGTCCATCACCAGGGGTTGCCGCTCAGGTATGCTTTCGTATCGAACGTCGCCTCCTGGCCTCGCGAGAAATTCAGGTCGTTGCTGGTCGACCCGATCACATAGACCGCGCCCGCCAGGCCGGTACCCGGCTGGCCGTCGCGCTGCATGGTGCCGAACCCGAGTTGCTCGAGCATCGCTGCCTTGCGGTCCGGCGACAGATCCATGTTGGCGATGATGTTGTTCGCCACGCCCAGTTTCTGGTTGTCGACGTCCTTCCTGTAGGCGAGATCCGTGTTATAGCGGCTGCTGACGTTTTGCATTTCCTGCTGCCAGTGGTTCGTCGCATCCTGCATCTTCGCCAGTTCCAGCGACTGCGCGCGGCTTGCCGCGTCGGCCTGCAGTTGCGCGTTGGCGCGTGCGTTCTGGTTCGTCTGGTCCGCGTTCCACATCGTCGACTGGTTTTTCAGCGCCGTGTTGTAGTCGGCTGCATTGCCCCAGGTGGTCGCGTCCTGCGATCCGATCTGCGCCGCCGACCGGATCACGGCATCGGTGCCGCCGGATGCCGCCAGGGTCGAATTGAGCATGCCGCGGTCGTTCGCCGTGCGCAGTGCATCATTGCGCGCCTGCTGCAGTACCGGGCTGTTTTCCGACAGCAGGCTGTTGATTTGCCCGGAAACCGTTTCGCGGCCGGGGTCCACGGTGCGCGTGGCCAGCTTCGACGGGTCGATCTGCGTGGTGTTCACGGTCGGCGCTTCCGGGGCTTGGAACGCACTCCAGCTGCCGGTGGGTACAGGAATCGCTGGAGCCGGCCCAGCCGCCGCAGAGGCCCAGCTTGGCGTTGCGGTGACCGTGGCTGGCGCGGACAACCCAGCAGCGTTTGATAAAGGATCGGAATAACCGCCTTCGCGCGCGGCATACGATGTCAGCGCCGGCGCCGCATTGCCATACTTGGCACTGGCCCAGTTGGCAATCTGCGATGTCGTATCGTCATCCGGCATGGTGTAAATTTTCATCGTCAATCCCTCGCATCGTTCGCAGCAGCAACTATTTTACCGCCGCTTCATTCCTGTTCGAAACTATTTCACGCTTGCCAGCAGGCGGTTCTTGTCGGCGCTGCTTTTCGTGCTGCCGAACAGGTACGAGAAAATGCTGGCGACCGCTGTGCCGAGCAGGAAGCCGAGCACGGTGGCCGAATTCGCCTTGCCGCTTTCCTCGATCGGTGGCCAGAATGTGATGGCGGCGACATAGGCCATCGTGAAGAGGGACCAGGCGGCGATGAAGTAGTAGATGAAGCGCTTGGAGAACATGTCTTCCTGCCCCAGCGCGGCGACCTGCATGGCGCGGGCGTTCTGCGCGTCGGCCAGATAGGCCTTTTCCAGTTCTCCCTGTTTCTCGGCCATGGCCAGCTGGAATTCGGCAGCCTTGCCCGGGTCCATCTGCATCGTCGTCACGATGGTGGCCGGGTCGTCGATGCCGGTCACGGTGCGCGCGATGTCGACCACCTTGCCGGCCACCTCGCCGGCCTTGCTGTTGCCGGTCAGGAGCTTGATGATGTCGGGCGCGAACGCCGCCAGTTGCATTGCGATTGGGATGAGCGGTGCCATGATGGTCCTTTAAGAGAAAATCACGCGGCTGGCCGCATCGAGAAATGCCATGCGTTCGGCAAGGCCCTTGTAGCCGCCGTTGATGATCTTTGTGACGCGGTGGAAGTCGCCCTTGTCGGCCAGGGCGTTCAAGCCGTTCTGGTGCCAGAACAGGCCGGCCGCGCGCGCCGCCTCAAGCGGCTGCTCGAGCAGTTCGGGATGCGCCACGCAGTCGATATCCAGTGCCAGCATGCAGGCTAGGTAGTTGTCGCGCCCGGTAGTCTGGATCAGGCCTCGGCCGCGATGGCGGAAGCCGTCGCCGGATTCGACGTCGCCGTTACCCATGCGGTTGGCGTAAGCGATGTTGGCGATCGCCTCCTGGTTTGCCGGATGCGCGTCGGTGCGCCCGAACTGCTCGGCCTGTGCGCGCGTGAAGCGCTGGACTTTCGCCGTGTTGAAGGTGGCGAGAATCGCTTCGGGCCGGTAGTTCAGGCTTTCGACCAGCGTTTTGAGCTGGTTCGATTCGTGCGCGACGTGGGCCAGGAAGTAGCGCTTTCGGTTCATCGTGTCGATGCCGAACTCGCGCATGCCTTCGTTGATCGGATCGATGAAGCGCAGGCAACGCGTGCCGGCCGCCGGCATGATCATCGCCAGCACGGCCGTCGAAATGGGCTGGAAGCTCATGTCGGATCCTTCGGCTCGAGCGTGTTCGCCTTGCAGTAGCGGATCAGCTTAATGACCCAGACGGCAAAGATCACAGTGCCGGTCAGCACGCCAATGAACATCGAGAGGGTGCCGAGGATGCTGTTGATGAATTCGAGGTTTTCGCGCGCAAGCATGCCCATGCCAATTCCACCTCCGGATGTGGCGATGGCAACCTTCGGGCTGTTGGCCAGGGCCAGCGTTGCCTCGCCGACGGTGGGGAGTGTGTCCATTTTTGCCTTTTCAGTGGGGCGTGTGGAGCGTAAAAAAACCGCCTTCTGGCGGTCGTGGATGTCGCAAAGTTCAATCATTTGTCCACCTGCGCGGCAGGACGGCGTATGTGGTACCCGCGCGGGTCATATGGGTCGAGGAAGTGTTCCGCCCACCAGATCGCGCGCTCGCGGCGCCAGCCAGGCGGTCCGTCCACATAGCGCTGCAGGCGCTGCGACACCAGCACCTCGCGCGGAATGTCGCGGAAGATCAGCACGGCGAATGTGATGTTGCCGAGGAAGTCGAGCAGCACGCCGGTCCAGTAGATCGGCACCCCCACCATCTCGGCCGGCCTGGTCACTTTCCCTTCGTCGCGTGCGCGCTTGAGGGTCATGATCCCCAGGTAGAAGAGCCACACCACCGGCAAGAGCACGGCCGAGCAGAGTGCCACATAAAAAGCGTAAATGAGAAAGTTGATCATGCGAGCCTCGCGCGCAGTTGGGAAATCTGATCGTCGACCGCTTTGGTGCGGACATAGCCGGGGTTCATGGCGAGCAGCTGCGCCGCCGTCGTCGGCGTGCCGGCCTCCGTCATGGCTGCGGCACGGCGCGCGGCCTCCAGTTCGGCGAACATCATTAGGGCTTCGCGCACCACGCGCACCACGCCGGTGGCGCGCTCGAGCGAGTCGATTGCGGCACGGATCACCGCTTTCTGGTCCGGCAGCGGCGCCGGCTCGGCCAGGTTGCCCGCCTCACTCCATGCGAGAAACGCCTCGTAATCGATGTTGCCCTTAATGGGTGGGATCAGAGCACCATCCATCAAACGCTTGATCGTCCCGGAATTGGTTAGCTGGTACATGTCACAGCTCCGCGCTCAAAAATCCATCTGCTACCGAATAGAATGCACCGCTTGCTGTCCCGGTTGAGGAATGCCTGACACCTAGCCCATCAATGACCTGCACGGTGGCCCCACTGACTGAACCATTGTTGAGGGTGGCGCCCGGAGTAAAGGTTGGGGTGGTGCGCATTGGAGGATCAAGCGGAATGCTCGACAAATTCGTCGTGCCGCTCGTCGTATATCCACCCATTGCCGTATAGATGGGGCGCCCATAACGTCGGCACAGGATCAATTCCTGGCCGATATGGCGGCGTTCGAAAAGTGTGGTGAAGGTACCCTGCTCAAGTTGGGCCAGACCGAGCGTGCCGACATTGAATTCGACCGTGAGGACCTGGCCTGCCGTGGCGCTCGCGCTCGTGATCGGCGTAGCAGCATAGCCGCCTGCGGGTGCTGCGCCGTTGATGCCGATGCGCGCCAGCGAGGTGCCTGCACGCGACAGCGTGTACACCCCTCCCTCGATGTTCGGCCCCTCGACTACCTGCATCAACGAGCCGGCCGTGATGGTGATCGTGGTATCGCAGCCGTTGCTGGCGAATGTGTAGGTGCAGCCGGCGGCGCCCGCCTTCCATCGGTCATGCCCGTAGGCGTTTGCTGCCAGCGTGACGGTTCCTGAAACAGCGCGCTGGTTGATCGCAAAGTTGCCGTTGATGATAGCGTTGCGCATGGGGCGCACGCGCGCCGCTGCCTGCGCCGCCGAGGTGGCAGCCGCTTGCGCCGATTGCGCCGCGCTTTGCGCACTGGCCGCGGCGTTCGTCGCACTGGTGGCCGCCTGCTTGATCTGCGATGCCACCAGGTTCGGCATCATAAAGCGATTCGTTTCCGCCACATAGGTCAATGCCACTGGGGCGTTCGGCTGGATGTCGTCAGCCTGCAGGTCGGTTCCGTCCAGGCGCTTGATCGCGATCGCCCCGATGCCGTTGATGTTGAGCGTGGCCGCTCCGGTGTTGGCGCGGGTCGTGTTGACCTTCACGCTCAGGCCATCGGTGTAGGCCGTGATCTTGGGCAGCGTCACCACATAACCGTTTGCCACGTTGCCAGCGTCCTGCGCATAGTTCACCGTGCCGCTGGCCAGTGCCGTCGGCGGGGGCAGCTTGTCGAACGCCGCAGCGACACCGTTATCGAGCGCGTTCAGGTCACCCGAGCGCGCCTTCGTGCCAGGGGCGACGTCCGGTTGCGGTTCGTAATATTCATTGCTCATCGGGATAGCTTTCTTATGGAGAAATGCACCAGCATGCCCTGCATCACATGACCGAGATCCAGGGCTGTGCTGCTGTAGAAAAGAAGCGACATGCTCAACCCCGTGCCTTCGATCGAGAATTCAGGGCTGCTGACCAGGCGCGCATCGTAGAAGAATTCGTCCCAGTTATCGACATCCCAGTGCCCGCCGGCGCCAGTGATTTCGGCCGTCTGCAGGCGGTGCGTGCCGACATCCGGGTCGCCGCCGGAAAACTCAGGCTGGAAGCGTACCGAGGCATAGGCCACGGCGCTCATTTCCATGACAGCCTTGCGGAAGCGCTTCCTGTGCCGCGGGCTCGACAGGTTGTTGAATGGCATACGCAGGTAGGCCTCGATCGGCACGCCGTCGAAGCTCGATCCGACATCGGCCTGGTACACGAAGCCGTTATCAGCACCGAAGTAGACGACGTCCTGGCCAGCCGCGTTCTCGCAACTGGCCAGGCAGGTCGGCTTGACCGGGTATTGCAATTGCGTGATGCCGAGCAGGCCGCCCTCTCCGAAGCCGACGATCAGGCCAGAGCCATCGGCGCCATAGATCCGGTACTGGCTGCGGCTGCGGTAGACGCTTGACCCGACCACGCGCGTGCGCAGACGCTCGACCAAAGGCTGCACAGCGGCGCTGATGGCCGCCTGCGCGAAGTTGCCATAGGCCTGTGTGCGATCGGTGGAGATCACGCCGCGGTCGTCCAGCGCCAGCGTTTTGCCGACCGTCTGTACGGTATAGAGCAGGGCGCCAACCTCGCTCGAGATCGGCAGCAGCTGGAAGCTGTTGCTGGTCGCTCCGTTCAACTGGTGGCTCGAATTCCTGGTGAACAGCGCCAGGGTGTCGCCCGCTTGCGGAGCCATGCCGGTGACGTCGTCGCCCAGCCCGATCTCGTTTGCTCCCGACAGAACCGTCCACTGGTACGGTGTGCCGTCGCCCGAATGCTGGACCGATCCCTTGAAGGCCAGGAACAGCTTCAGCTTGTGCACGGTGATGAACTTCGGCGCGTCCAGCGCCATGCCGGTCACGATCGGAACAAACGTGGTGCCGTCGAATTCGAAAGCGCGGTTCACACCGTCGCAGCCGTACATGCGGCGCGTGCTGGTGGAGCCGTAGAAGTTCGACGAGACGAATTCAAAGCGCCCGCCAGGCAGCAGGGTGATGGCCGTCTGCGCCGCCTTCAGGGTCACGGTGCCGCCGCCGGTGCTCGTCGCTGCGCCGGCCGCGAAGTTGCCGCCCGCCCGGGCCGACAGAATCAGCCGACCGGTGTTGGCAGCGCCCAGCGCGCCGGTCTGGATCACCACGCGCTTGATGGTGGCGGTGACACTGCCCTGCGTCAGCGTCGCTCCTTCGGTCACGCTGGTGGCGTTCTCGATCACGATTTCTTCGCCCAGCGGCACAAGCGCCCAGCCCGTGCTCGTGGCTTTGTACATGGCGCAGGCGGTGCCGCCGGTATTGTTGCGGAAGGCGTACAGCACGCCCAGGTGCATCCAGACGCCACGCAGCGGGCCGGAGCCCGGCACCGGCTGGATGTCAGCGCGGTACAGGTCGGCGGCAGCGGCCAGCGTCATTGCGTCGCTGTAGGCTTCTCGCTGACCACGTGGCGATGGCGGCGCAATCAGGGTCGCCTGCGTGACGCCGCCGATCTGCAGCTGGTCCTGGCGCTGGAAAGCGCCCGTCACTTTTGTCACGCACACGGCCTGGTAAGCGGTGTCGATGGCGATCACGATGCCGGTGGCGCCCGATGGTGAGCCGGTGATGGTCTGGCCGACGGCGATGCTGCCAAGGCCTGCGGTTTGCAGGTAGTCGTAACTGGCGCTTGATGGAGCCAGGCGCCCGTCGACGCGCTCGAACCCATCGATCCTTTTGTAGCCGCCGTTCAGGCCCGGCTCGTAGTTCATCGCGTCGAGCGCACAGCCAGGGCGAAGGGACATCACCGGCGTGGTCAAGTCGATGCCACCGCCGAACTTGGTGTACTGCGTCTGCACGCGGGTGTCAGGGATCTGGAGTCTTTTCATGCCATCGGGCCGGAAGTGGTAATGCTCGGCAGGTAGCGGCTTTCCAACTGCTCGAGCAGGCGCGCATATTCGGATTGCGCCGACGCGAACACCGCCGGCGCTTCTTCGAACTGCGCGTAGAGCATCAGCGCGCGCTGCACGATCGCGTCGTGGAAGCGCGCCGGGAATACTGGAACGTCGGCGTTGTCGAGCAGGGCGGCCGGGTGGCGGTATTGCTCGCCAACGATCGTGTACTGCATGTCGGGCAGGGGCCAGAACAGCAGCGACTGGTCCGGTGCTTCGGTGACGACCTGCGGCCGGCCGACCTGGTCGCGCTGGGTCGAGTACAGGCAGGTGCTGCGGAAATCGTCGTAGAGAATGAAGCTCACCGGCTGTTCGTCGGCGGTGCCGGCTTCGGTAAGGTAGGCGCGCCAGCCGTCATAGCTGCCAAATCGCCACTCCCCGAACTCTGCGACGCCAGCAGCGGCGGCCGAATAGATCCGGCTGCCGACGTTGGTGGAGAACTGGACGTCCGCGCGCAGGAATTCCCAGTCGCTGTGCGCGATCAGGATGTCGTTATAGGCGCGCGCGATCCAGTTCACCAGGCGCAGCAGCTCGCCGGTCTGGCCCGTCACCGAGGCGATCGAGCCGGACACACCGGCCTCGCGTGCCAGCGCTTTGCAGAGTTCGAGGTAGTTCATGAATTACGCCTCGGCGAGCACGCGCTGCAGCCAGGCCTGGCCGCGCGGGTTGCGGTCCTGCATATCGAATGGGTACATCAGGCCGACGGTGGTGCGGATCGACGTCGTGCGGTCGCCGTTGCCGTCGAAGGTTTCGGGGGTGGCGACGCTGAACGGTTTTGCGCGGGCCAGCACTTCGACATACTTGCGTTTGGCCGCGACATACTGGCCGCGCACGAAGCGCTGCGGCGTGCCGTCGTTCGACACGAAGATGATCTTCTCAGCGTTCTTGTCGGTCGATTCGTGGATGCGCACGGCGACCATCTCGTTCATGAATGCCAGTTCGTCAGCCATGCTCTTGAAATCGGGCGAGTCGATGTCAGCCGCGCCCGGCTTGTTCAGTGCCGCGACGATGTCTTCAATCGTCATGTCGCCCGACAGCCCGACTTCGCGGTCCAGGCTGTTATCGGTTTCGCCAGCTTCGGTTCGGGTGGCACCGGTCAGTGCGTCAGAGGACAGGGTGTCGACAGGGGTACGGTTGCGGCTCATGTTTATCTCTCCAGAAAATGAAAGAGGCGCCATCAGGCGCCCCGTGTGCTACGTGGTGGGATGGTCGCTTACGCGGCTTGCGGGCGGCTCGGCAGGGTAATCACATCCTGCGAGGTGTGCGTCAGACCGGTAGCGTTCCAGTTCGACACGCCGAACGTCCATGTGCCGACTGCGGTGGAGCCGGCCTTGTGATGCGAATACGCAAACGCAGTCAGGTGGTCAGGCACACTTGGGAATGCCGGATAGCCACTTTTGAAGTTACCCAACTGGTCGAGGGCTTCGATCGAGCCGCCCAGCGCGGCGACGTTGCCGGCCGCGTCCAGGCACCAGACGACGACGGTGCCCTGGTTCATCAGCAGCGAGATGGCCAGGCCGGTAACGAAGTCGACGACCGGCGTCACGCCACCGGCGACGGCGGCCTTGCTGAACGCTTTGCCGTGAACCGAGTAGGTGATTGCGACGGCGGTAGTGAAGGTGGTTGCTGCGCCCGACAGACCGGTGAGACCGGCCTTGGCCAGGCACATATTGATGCCGAACAGGTTTTTGGCTTGCATGGTGATGCCTTTCAGATTTTGGTGATGGATTCAAGCGCCGCAGGTGAGTGCGGCGCCCTGGTCAGGCTGCCCGATTACAGCGCGGTGATCCCACATTCTGCCACCGCCATCCACCCGTTATTCAAAACGGTGGCGGTGAAGTAGTTCGACGCGCCGATGTAGCCGCGCTGGCCAAGCGGGTCGTTCTTGTCCTTCGTGCCCGGGGGCAGGTAGGACACGTTGATCGCGTCCTTGCCGCGCAGGACGGTCTGGCCCCATGCATCCTGGCCGGTGACGATCAGCGGGTAGACGTCGACGTTCGCACCGCCGGTCGAGAACAGACCGGTGGCGCCGACTGCCGCGCCGGCGTTCGGGTAGGCGGTCAGTTCCGGCGACAAGATGAAGCGGTACGACTCGGTGCTGCCCAGTTCCTGCTCGTGCGCCAGCTTGCGCTGCCCGTAGCGGGCGGTCTCGACGAAGCCAGGCAGGTCGCGGATGTCCTGCTCGCAGTCGGTGCTGCCGAACACCAGGAACGATGCCTCAATGGCACTGGTGTCGTACATGGCCGAAGGCGCCAGGATGCCGGTGATGAATCGGGCATGGTTGGCCTTCAGACTGCGGGTCATCTTGCGCAGCAGCGGCAGCGTGATCTTGGCCGAGACGGTCGAACGCGAGGTGCCGCCAGCGTAGAACTTGTTGGTGCAACCCTTCAATGCGCCGTAGCGCACCATCTCGCGCACCAGGCCCAGGCGCTCGCCGGTCTGCTTTTTCATTTCGTTGACGATGTCCGAGCCGTCTTCGTGCAGGTCGACCAGTTGGTCGGTGATCGCATACAGGACCGAGTACTGCTGCAGGGTAGCTTCGATGTTCTCCGAGGTCAGGGTGTCTGCGCCCGGGGTGACACCTTCCAGCGTGATGTGCTTGAACGCATCGACCGACCACTGGTTCGGGTTCAGCGCAGTGGCGCCGTAGGGCAGATAGCGCTTGAACACGGTGGTCTTGCTGTTGTTGGCCGGCATCTGGCGCTGCTGGCCGGTGATGCCGAGCACTTCGACGGCGGAGGCGTGGCCCAGGATCTCGCCTTTCAGCTTGCCGATCCGGGCTGGGGTCATGTAGGTTTGCGTGGTCATGCTTTGGTCTTTCTATAAGAGGGATTGGGTAATCAGCGGCCATTCCGGGCAGTTTTGAAGCCCTTCATGAATTCCGCGTCTTCATCGACTACGTGTGCACCCGTTGCGCGGCCGGTGGTGGCCGGGATCGCGTTTTCGAGGCGGTTGTCGCGTTGCTTGCTTGCGCTTGCCGAGGCATTGCGCTTGTCGCGCCAGCCCTTGAAGTCGGCGATCGCGTCGGTCAGAACCGACGAATCCCACGTGGACGCCAAGAGCTCTTGCGCAGGCGCTGGCAGGTTGTTGCGCCATTCGGCGAATTCAGGAGTGGCGCGCAGATCGATCCAGTCAGGGTGGCGCGCGCTCACAACGGCCAGATGGCTGTTGCGTACCGCTTCCTCCTGCTGCTGCAATCGTTCTTGCACGCGCGGGTCGGCGAATGGGTCGTAGGTAGCTTCTGCGCCCGGCGCATCGCCGCTTGCGTTGTCATCTACTGGCGCCGCTTCCGCTGCCGGTGCTGCCGGTGCGGGTTGTGCGAACGCTTCGCCGAGGTCTTCGGCCAGGATGTCGGCAAGATCGCCGTATTCCTCGCGCAGCCGTTTAAGCTGCGGCACCGAAAACGCCCTGCCGGCACTGGCCTGCGCCTTCACGGCGTCGACCATCTGCTGGAGTGAACCGAGGCGACCAGCGGTTTTATCCCGCGTGGTCCGCAGTTCTTCCTGCAGGGTCGGCACCGTATTGGCCAGTTCCATCAGCCGCGCGAAGTCCTTGCGCGAGACAGCCACAGGGGCGTTCTCGTCGTCTTCTGGAGCGGGCGCAGGTTCAGCCGGGGCGGCTGGTGCTGCGTCCTCTTCGGCGGCTGCCGGTTGAGTTTCGACTTCCGGTTGGGGCTGCACTTCGTCGGCGATCACTTCCGGCTCGGCAGCTGGCGCGTCACCGCGCGCATCTGCGAATCCGGCCGCGAACGCCGCGTCGGCTGCTGCTTCCTCTTCCGGGGTCGGGGCGCTGACCTCCTGAATCTCTTCACCTGCCATGTTGTTTCTCCACAAACAAAACCGCCCTGCGGCGGTCAATACGACAAGGGCCGATGGTCCCTGTCACTCTTTGCCAGTCCCGGTTTCCCGGCGGCCGGCGAAATTCAGTTGTCTTGCACGCCGCGGGCGAGCAGCGTTTTGACCTCGGCGATGGCGCCACGCAGACGGGCGGTCGCGATCGGGTCGAGATCGTTGTCGTTCTTGCGCCGGTGCTGATCCAGGCGCGCCTCGAGGTGCTGCTTGATCTTGAGCCAGAGGGCGCTGGCCAGATCGGCTTCGGTCAGTTCGAGTTCGTCGGGGTTGTTCATCGCTGGTATGCCTCACCTGTTGGCGCGCGGCCCGGCGGCTCGGTCGGCGGCGTGACCACCTGCGGACCCTTGCCATCGATGCCGGCGAGCTGCTTCTGTACTTCGAGCTTCATGCTGCTGTCGGCCAGCTTGACCTTGAGCGTTTCGAGCGAGATCTTTTCGCGGTTCGCGTAGTCCAGCATCGCAAGGCGCTCTTTCAACTGCAGCTCGGCCATGCGTGCGGCGTGGTCGGCCTGCGCACGTTCGCGCTCGGCGTCCACATAGACCGTGTCGCGGTCGGTGTCGACGCGAATGCGCTCCTTCGTGACCTCGGCCTTGATCTCTTCCTTCTTGATGCCCGATTCGGCGGCGATCTTCGCTGCCTCGATGCGCGGATCCGCTGGCGGCGGCGCGTTCTTCATCTGCTCTTCGCGCTCGGCCTTCTGCTCGTCCGTGTACTGGAAGCGGGCCGGGTCTAGGCGCTGGGCCTTCATCGCTTCGGCGATCCACTTCTTCGGGTCGATGTCGAAGTCCGGGTCTTTGACCAGCGGCGCCATGCCCAGGATCGCCTGGTTCTGCGCGTCTCGTTCGAACAGGGCGCTCGAGCCGCGCGCGGCGACAATGAACTCGCCCTTTTCGTCCGGCTCGCCGTACAGCAGCAGCCACTCGTAATAGCGCAGCAGGTGCGGCTCGGTGATGCGGTCGTCGTACAGCTTGGCGATCGCGCGCAACGGGGTGTTGCTGTTATTGGTCAACATGGCCATGCCGCCCACGGTGTCCGTCGCCTGCCCTTGCTGGCCTTGCAGCAGCATCGGCAGGCCGGTCACGTCCTCGGCGGTCTTCCAGGCGAACTGCACGATCGTCATCAGCTCGGCCGTCATCATCGGGATCGGCACGGAGGCGAACGCCTTGTTGACGTCATTGAAACCAGAGTCGGGCGCCAGCTCCCACAGTTTGCGCGGCCGGATCACCCAGTCGGCATTTTTCCCCATCGGCTTGACCGCGTTCTTGGCCATGACGATCTGCGGCCCGGCACCCAGCCCGGCGTTGTCCATCATGTTGCGCACGGCGCCATTCAGGATGCGCTGGGCGGTGCGGACCTGGCGCGCTACGCCGATGCCGGCCCAGTGGCCCTCACGCCCCTGCCAGACCATGACGTCGTACGGGAAATCGCCCGAGTCGAGCGTCGAGCGCGCAGCCTTGATGACACGGTCGTTGACCATCGTGATCATGACTGGGATGACCTTCCCTTCGTCGACGTCCAGGCCGGCGGCGAGCAGGTCTTCGCTGGTGGCCACGCCGTGGTAATACCAGATCTCGAACTGCTCAGCGTCCG